ATCCCTGGACGAAGGATGATGCCGCTTTCAATCGCAACTGCAAACTCACAAGTCTCAGTCAGATTCTGCTCTGACAAAAGCGTCCACTTGCCCAAACGGTGAGCTTGACCCTGGCTGTAACAACCAATGGCCTTGATGTCTTTTTTGATAATGCCGTACTTGGCAACAGCAGCATGATCCTCTACATACTCGTACTCAAGATCACCACGAGTGTCATATGACTGCCAAGCCACAACAGCAACCGTGTGACGAGACTTCTGCGAAGAACCTGAGTACGAAAACGTTCCATTGACCACGTTGGATGGGCCAAGCAGATACTGAGCATCAGTTGGTTTGTCCTGCAGCAGCACCAACGATCCAGAGCCGTAATACGCAATGCCACGGAAAATGGCAGTCAACTGCTGGATTACGTTGTAGACCTCATCACGAGTATTGATGAGCATGTTGAGGCTAAAACGTGTCTCTTCGCCGCCTTTGCCGTCATCAACAAGCTGGTTACAGTATTGACTTATGGCGAAAAAGTCGTAGCGGTCAAGCGTGTCCTCTGGAACGCCAGCTCCATACCGATCGTTGATCAACAGGTCGTACAAACACCACGCCGGATCGTTTGTCCAAGTAGCAGCGGAAAACGTTCCGTCCCAAACACCCGAATATGTAATCCGTCCCAGATGGGTGGTGGTGTCTACGGTTGCGTTGCTTGGAATCTTGACCTTGATACCTCGGATCAGATACTTCCGAGACGGGATGCTGCCAAATTGACGAGAGTCAAACCGCAGGCCAACTAAGGCAGCATTGGGATAACGGAACTTCTCATCAATAATCTCGGTGTAAGCCTGAAAAATCGTTGAGCTAGCGCGGCGCGTACTGGTCTCATTATCACTAACACGCACCATCCGCAGATCAACAGGAAAAGCACCGTCAAGCGTGATCATGTAGTCACGCTGATACCTGGCGCTGCTCTTACCTCTAATCGTGTCTGAAACTACGTCGTTAAAACCACCGCCGTTGTATTGAACTTGAATCTTGATGCTGACTTCATGGCCAGTAATGTCGCCATCGTCTTCAACGATCCGCAACGATGGAATCGTCAGAGTGACACGCACTCGATCAACGTCAGTATCTGTAATTGAACGAGTAATAGGGGCGTCCTTGGCAACCTCAGCATTTACCGCTTGTTCGGACTGGGTAGACCCAAAATCGCCAGAAATGTGAGTTTGTGTCTGCGTTCCAGTGCGTGTAACAACAGAAAAATCAATAAAATTGTTTGTTCCGTCAGCGTTCTCAATCGGAGTATCTTCTAGAAAAATGCTTTTGTTGCCTTCTTCTAGGCCCTCAATTTCGCCTTCACAAAGCAAATCAAGAACACTGGCAAACTGAACTGACTGGAGCGTATCGTCAGCTTCTGTGGGTGTATGTGAGCCACCCCCGCCTTTACGCCCACCGCCACCTGCACCAGCAATTCGAGCACCCAATCCAGCGTTGTGGACACGGATGTTGTTGGCAATAAAAGTGTGCTGCCGCTCCACCGTCAGGTTGTAGACGGTAGCCGTCCCAAGCTCCTCTCGACTCATTAATGGCCGGAGGTGGCCCATGACATCAATCAAACAGTCATCAAAACCAAGGCTCCCAATCGCGACAAATGCGTTGTACTGGTTTAATACCCAGTGGTTTGGCGTTGCATCTACATACTCGTCTCCCCAAAAACCGTACCGATAAACTTGCTCGTCTTCGTGAACGTGGACTTTCAACACCTTTGCGACATGGGTGGTGCCCTTGTCGTCAAAGCTGATTACTTCGCTGCCTTCTTTTAGTTCGTCAATGCGAACTTGACTTTCAGGTGTAGAAACAAGCGTGTCACCTGTAAAGCAACCACCACCTGAACCAGCAACAGTGTATTTAGCCTGCGTCATGTCCTCACCTCATCAACGTCAGTACCGCTAGAAATAATTGCCGATCCAACAAACACTCGCCCATACGCTATCGGTACCGGCAAGCCTTGCCTTGCTGTATTAACGACATTTGAAAAGCTAAAAGATTCGAGCTGGGCGGATTCATCAAAGTCCGGTACTTCGGGTTGCGGTGAAAGCGCTTGAGCAATACCCATAAAGGTCAAGCCAAGACCCAGCGTTCCAGCAGCAATGGCCAGCTTGGTCCCGAACGTTGCAGCTGCAAATCCTCCAGCCGTGGTTGCAGCAAAACCAGTACCTGTAAAGGCAAGCGATGATCCGCCAGTTACAACGGCCAAAGCTACAAGACCTAAACCAGCTGCAATCGAGCCAAAGCCTCGTCCTGCACCAGCAATAACTGGTGTAATGCTGAAAACTTCTTTTTCACCCCAAGGCATTACCAAAGGGCTTAGATCATCGGTAACATGCTCCTTTCCGATAGTTACCCGATAGCCAACACCATCTTTTTCGCTATCAATAAGCCACTTCTCAAGACCAGGAAAATTTACACATAACGCTTTCAAGGCTTGAGCTGGCGTTGCAGCCTCAAACTCAAATCGGCATTGACCTAATTTTTTACGAAGTGCGCCGTAGACCTTAACGACTTTCATGCCTCAAGGCGCAAGCAGTGCTCTTGCCATAGTAACTGCTGCCAAGGGTGTAAACATCCCTGCTCGACAGCCTTCCCTGTACGTGATGCAAAATCTGAGAGTCACCCAGATAGATCGCAGCATGGTTTGGAACGGGTGAAACCAGCTGCATTAACAACGCATCACCGCGTTGCAGCTCCTCAACTGGAATCTTGTGGAACCCTTCCTTCTGAAAGTTTTCTAGATACAGATTTTCACCGTGGTCCCACCACTGGTCTCGGCGGTCATAATCCCGCAGCTCAAGGCCCCACTCCCTTCCGTACCAATCACGGCAAAGGCTGTAGCAGTCCACAATGCCGTGGACGAACTCACGTCCCACATACGGAAGCTCGAAGCCATCTGGCTCGCAGTATCCCCAGCCTTCAGTGTTTGGGTTGACGATGAACCATGGCAGACCGGACTTTTCGCACGCAACACGATCAGCAGGTGATGGAGCGGGATTGGTCTTGGGATGACTGTGAACAACAGCAACCACCTCGCCTTTGTCCTCTACTTGGTTCCAACCGTCAAGAACAAAGTGCTCATCAGGGGTTTCAGCAATGTTGCGGCACGGAAAATAACGCCGACGCCCTTTGACAACAGCAACTAGACCACAGCTTTCACGAGGAAACTCGTCCTTTGCTTGCTGAAGAATCTCAGCCTGGATCGTCGCTGTTAGCTTCATCATTGAGTCAGTCCAGCTCCAGGAAACGATCCAAACGGCAACTCACCGTTGTTGCCAAACCGTAGCTTGCAACTTTCGACCCGTTTGCCACAAACATCTGCAGCCAGCGTGCTAACGACGTTGCCGTTTACGTCAAAGTAATTGCTGCCCGTATAGCTGCATTCGCTGCTGCGATACACCCACTGGCAGACGTTGGCCACGATCTGCCGTTTTGGCAGCTTCTGCCCCGCAAGGTCAAACTTGCTGGCCAGTTCAAACGTCACACTGTCTCGTGACTCATTCGCTTTCCGATCCACATACCAGCGCTCATCAGGGAACTTGGCGTTTGGATCAGCAGTTGACTCGCCATCCAAAAACTTCTTCAGAGTTCGGATCCGGCGCACTTCCGCTCCACCAAGATCATTGCCTGCAGTGGTTGCGTTGACCAGCAGCAAAAGCGTGGTCATCGTGCCGTCCAGGTTGCTGATCGTCAGTGTGGGACGGGGCAACGTACCAGTGTTTGTGAACTCGAAGCCGTCTGCTTTGACTGGAATACGGGTGTAGGTGTTGCCGTTGAAAACAACGTTGCCGTTTACAGCTGCGTTTGCACCGGCATGGAAGCGGTAAACATCCGTGCTGCCGTGGAGCGTGTTGTCCAGATGCAGCTCAAACAGCTCGATAATCGCACTGGGGTTGAGCTTGGCCAGCTCCTCATACGCAGAAGCAATCGCCGTCCAGACACAAGTGTTGTCCGTGATCGTGCTGCCAATATCCGTTGGCCAGCTGGGTTCAGACGAACCTGACGTTCCAGCAGTCGTACACCGGAAAAACAGGCCGGACGCTTGATCTGTTGTGGCACGCCGGATGTCGCCAACAGAAAATGCGGTACTAGCGGCCCAAGCTGCTACTGCCATTACGGTTCAAAAAC